CTGGGCCTGCTCGGTCAGCACCGTCAGCAGCTCGATCGCGTCGGCGCTGCCGCCCGTGACGGCGAACAGCGCCTCGAATGCCTTGATCAGTTCCGGGTCGTTGCCGCAGATGCGCGCGAGCTGCTGGCGGTTGAGCCGGCGGGGGTTCAACTCAGCCATTCAGCGCCTCGAATTGCGCCTCCAGGCGCGCGAAGGAGACGTGGCAGTCGCTGGTGCCGCGAAAGCGCTGGATGCGGTAGTTGCGCATCTTGCCGAGCCGGCGCCAGGCGATGCGCTGGCCGCGCTGGCCTTGCTTGCCGGCGGCGCACGGCCGCTCCTGGCTCCAGGTCTCGCCGTCGACGCTGTAGCTGGTCCACACGACCGGGTCCGCGCCGGCGGCAACGCGGCCGGGCAGCGCGACGAGTTCGAGATCCAGCACGATGGCGCCGCGGCCCTCGTTGTAGATCACGGGCGTGCCGAATTCCCAGCCGACGACGGCGCCGTAGTGCTCGCCGGCGGCGTCGCTGAAGGTGCCGAGGGTGCTGCCGGTCGGGTCGCCGCTGATCCAGCGGTCGTAGCACCAGACGAGGCCGCAGGCGCGGTAGGTGGCCAAGCCCACGACGGCGGAATTGAGCTCGAACCAGACCGGCTGCTGCACGACCTGCGACGCAGCCAGGTCGTAGACCCACGTCGTGTCGGGCAGGTGCAGGTAGAGCCAGTTGTGGCCCTCGGCGACGCGCGGCTCCAGCACGGCGCCGGCCAGTTGCGCCTCGGTGTAGCGGCCGAGGATCTGGTCGATCTCGGCGGTGGAGATCTTGGACGTGTCGCCCGGGGTCATGAGGTAGACGGCCGGTGCTTCGTCGCGCGCGCTGCCCACGAAGGCGAAGGTGCTGGCGAACTTGCAAACAGCATGCGTGCCGATGACGCCGCGCGGCACCTGCGCGCCCTCGATGCGCTGGAAGGGGAAGTTGTCGCCGCCGACGTTGTCGAACACCTCGATGGTGTAGCGGCCGAACGCGTAGGCCTCGTTGCGCAGCTTGTCGACGGCCATGATCGGGTCGGGGTCAGACTCGGCGCTGCCGTACTTGAGCGGGTTCACCTGGGTCTTGTCGGCCAGCTCGGTGACGACCAAGAAGGTGCCGTCGGTGCTCAGGTTGTAGCCGGCGATCCAGCAGCCGGCGATAACCGTGCCGAGGTCCGGGTCGGTGACCTGGGTCAGCGTGCCGCCGTCCCAGTAGTAGAGCCTGCCGCCGGACCAGATCGAGAGGTAGCCGAAGCCGTTGTCGATGGTGACTCGGCCGCCCGAGCCGACATCGCCCAGCACAGTGACGGCGCCCGCGCTGGACACGCGGCACAGCTTGGTGCCCATGACGCGGTGCAGGACGCCGTCCCAGTTGAAGCCGCCGCGGTCGGCGCCCGGGCCGGTGGCGAACAGCGCGATGCCCTCGGCCGGCCGCAGGAAGCCCTCGCCGATGCCGGTCTGCTTGGGCACCGGCACAAGGTTGCGCGGGTAGGACGTGCGGAATCCCGCCTGAGCGTCAGCGTAGATGCCGGAGAGGATCGGGATTTGCATGTGGACCGGCAGGGGATGGGAATCAGGTCAGCTGGAAACATGTAACATTTCGCCAAGGCCCCTAGAACGTGGGCCAGGGAGAAGAGACATGTTCACGAACAAGCAATTCGAGACGCTTGAGGCCTGGGTCAGCGCCGCAGCGCGCGCGGCAGCGGAGCCCACACCAGACAACACGGCTGCCGCCGACAAGCGGCTGACGGAAGCCCGCAACCTCTTGACGAGGTGCTGCGCTGGCGGTGCGTACTTCGGGCACGCCGACGATTGCCTGCAGCCGCGCATCTGAGTCAGGCGCTGATGACCTGCGAGATCAGCAGGGCCGCGTTGGCGTAGCCTGCGGCGCCCGGGTGGACAACGTCATTGGCCGGCAAGAAGTAGCCGCTGGCCACCGCCGTGGTGTAGTCGCACCAGGCCGACGACACATCGACCACAGGGATGTTGAGCGGCTGAGCAAGCAGCCGCGTCGCCACGGTGATGGCATCCTGCGCCGCCTGCGTGGCGCTGGTGATCTTGCTCGGCATGCCGGTCTGCAGCAGCACGTCGCCCGACAACTGGGCCTGCGTGATGATGGTCTGCATCTGAGACGTGAACGTCGCCGCTGCGGTGCCGGCGATCCAATCGTTGATGTTGATGTTCAACAGCGTCAGGTCTGGCGCGAACGTGCCAAGCATCGGCAGCGGGTCCCACACGTTGGTGTTTGCGACGAAGTCGCTGGCCTTCTTGCCAGGGTAGCCGCCGTTGAAGATGTTCACCGACTTGACCTGAGAGTCATAGGCGCAGAAGCCAGCGATGAAGACGTTGCCGTCAGCCACCTTGTTGAACTCAAGGACGTGGTTGCTGCCGCGCGTGAAGGTCTTGGTCACCTTCTGCATGCTGATCGCGCCGGCCGCAACGATGTTGGCGCTGGTGGACTGCCCGCCGTCGATAGACACAGTGAAGGTGCCGTAGCTGGTGTTCTGGAGATACCAGATGTCGACCGTGTCGGTGATGCCGCTGGTCTGAAACTTGGCAGTCGTGTAGTTGCCAGCGTTGTTGTTGCCGATCAGTGACCCGCCAAAACTCGGGATCGCTCCTACCGTCCAGTTCGTGCCGAGAGATGTCCAGCGGGGGTCGTAGGCCAGAAAGTCTGAGCTGCCGGCGTTGGAACCCGCGAAGGTGTTCAGATTGATCGGCAGCCCCGTCGCCGTCGCCATCAGGGCGGCCAACTGCGTTGGGTAGCTCATCGACCGGGCGCTTGCGACATACCCGTTGCCGGTGGCAAAGGAGCCGGCAGTCGTGCTGTCGCCGAGTGCCATCAGGTTGGCGTTAGCAGTCCCTGCCCTGACCTTGGCCAGCGCGCGGCGCCACTTGGGGAGCTTCACATTGTTCCCACCCCCTGACACCGCAGGCGGGATGGTCACATTCCACGGCGGCCCCGAAATCGTCATCGACATGTTGTGCTCCTACGCCGCCGCCGGCTGCTTCAGCGCAGCCTCCACGGCCATGGTTTGAACTTGTTGGGCCTGCTCGGCGTCGGCCGCGTCGTCTTGGGCCTGCTCGCGCTGCTTGCGGAAGACGGCCAGCGCCTTCTCGTCGCGCAACATCGCGGCCGGTGCGCCCAGGCCCTTGGCGGCCAGGCGCAGGCTTTCGTCGCCGTCGATCAGGTCCAGCACCTCGGGCTTGCCCTGCTGGGCCATCGTGCCGGCCAGCACCACCGTGCGCTCGATGGCCGTGACCTCCTCCAGCCGCTGCGCGCGGGCCAGCGGGTTGTCGAAGCGCACGCGGTACTTGGTGTTCGTCAGCGACTCGGGCATGTCGTCGATGTCCACCGGGCCAGGCCTGCCGCCCAGCTCAGGGCGACCGCGGCGGTACATCAGGCCGAAGACGCGCTCGACGGTGGGCGCCAGGTCCTCGGCCTGGAAGCGGCCATACAGCGGGCCCAGCAACTGGCGAATCAGCGCCACGCGCACATGCACCTCGGTGGCCGTCATCGCCGGGCCGTCCTGCGGCTGCAGCTGGTCAGCCATCAGCACGCGGCGGATCTCGGCGCGCATCTCGTCGGCCTTCGTGAAGGTGACGTTGAAGTTCGCGCCGGTCGGCAGTTCCTTGATGCTGTTGACGTCGTTGGCGACGATGACCGTGCCGCCGCGCACACGCACCGTGCGGGGGTTCAGCACGCCATCGTCGGCGGCCACGTAGACGCCAGCAGCAGCACGGGCCAGCGCCACCGTCTCCAGCTTCAGCAGCTCGTTCAGGCGGCGCACGGTCGGAAGGGCCGCCGACATCGGGCCCGTTGCGTAGGGGCTGCCCGGGATCTGCGTCCAGCGCGGCGCTACGAAGGGCTGCTCGTGGTAGCCGCTCTCGCGCACCAGCTGCTTGGTGCTGATCTCGACGTGGCACGACGCGAACGGCAGGTTGCGCGGCAGCTTGCTGCCCGGCGTGTACTCGGTGCGCGGGTAGACCGCGTGCAGGAACTCGTGCATCGTGTCCGGCTTCTGCCGGGCGTCGTCATGCACCTTGGCGCTGAGCTTGTCGCCATAGGTCGCCACGGCCTGCTCGGCGGTCAGCTTGAAGCAGCGGAACAGCGTGTCGATGCGCCCGCCAGGCCGGCTCGCGGCCAGGTAGCACTGGCCGATGGGGAACTGCTGGAACGTGAGGGCGTCGCCGTCCTCGTCGATGAACAGCACCATCCAGCCGGCGCACATGACGAACAGCAGCGCCTCGAACTTGGCCGCGTCGTAGTTGGCGCCGTGGATGCCTTCCCACACGCGCTCACCGGCATGGTCCAGCCAGCGCTGCTCCTCGTCGGTCTCGTCACCCACGTCGAAGGCGGGCCAGACCGCATTGGCCGGCGTCATGCCGCCCATGACCTGGCTGGCCAGCATGCGCACCGAGTCCGTCGCGGTGCTGTCCATCTGCTCGGCCTTCTTGGTCTGCGCCGTGCTGGCGTCGACCTGGTCACCGTTCAGGCCTTCGGCCAGTTCGGGGTAGCAGACCTCGATGCAGGCGCGCCAAATGTGCTCGTGTTTGGTCCGCTCGGCCTTCATCATGCCCAGGCGGCGGATCAACAGGGATGCGGTGCTGTCTCTCACTGGAGTGCCACCTGGTACTGCGAGCGGCCGCCACCACCGCCATAGCTTCCGCCGGCCGGCGCCGTCGGTGCGCCGCTGGACATCAGCGATGCGCGCTTGGCCGTCGTGTTGCGCGTGGTCAAGCCGGTGGCGCTCAGCGTGTTGGCGGTCGGGTCGGTGGCTGCGCTATCGCCGAAGCTGAAGGTCGGCGCGGCCGTGGTGGGCGCGCCCTTGCTCATGAGGCTCTGCTGCTCGCGGCGGCGCTTGTTGTTGAGCGCCAGCTGCGTGTTGGCGCGCTGGGCTGCCTCGGCCTCGGCTGTCGCGCGCTCGGTCGCCGGGTCAGGCGGCGCAGGCGCGGACTCCTTCTTGCCGAAGGCGCCGGACAGGTTCAGCGGGTCCAGCGCGATGCCACCCAGATTCGTGCCCGGCCGAATGCCGGTGAACAGGGTTCCCAGCGTCGGGTTCACCTTGGTGATGGGCGCCGCGATGCCCATGAGCTTGGGCGTGCACATGGTCGGGTCAGCCCTGCAGCAGCTTCTGGAACTCGGCGGGGTTCGCCTTCTGCCAGGCCTCGTCGGGTGTCACCCAGCCCTGACGGGTCAGCACCGGGCCGCGCAGCGCGCGGGCGTCCACGTCGACGGCGTTGGGCAGGCCGGCCACGTCGACCTCGGGCTTGCTCTCTGGGATGGGCGCAGCGGCGGTGGCTGCGGCAGCGGCGCCGGGGACTTGGGTGGCTTTGGCTCGGGACATGCTGGCGCTCCTGGCTGGAGCCGCAGCGGCGGTGGCTGCGGCGGGTCTTGGACCCGCGCAATGTCTCGGTGGGGGGCGGCCGGAATCCCGGCGTGCCTAGCGTGATGAGCGCAGCATCTCCGACACCGAGATGCCCCGCCGGTGCATGGGCAACGCGTCGCGCTCGTAACCCAGCGTCTCGCACCACAGCGCGATCAGCCGCTCGCCGGTGCTGTGTTCGGGCCGCTGGCGCATGTCCTCGCTGCCGTAGGCGTCGATGCTGCCCTTCGCCACGAAGCATCGCTCAGCGATGCCGGCGCGCGACAGGCCGGTGGCCTGCAGGTTGGCGATCACGCGCACCCAGTCCACGCCCCAGCGGTTATCGGAGAGGAAGGGGTTCAACGCTGGGCCTCCATGAAAAGCACCACCAGCCGCACGGTGCAGGACACGCCGGCCTTGGCGCGTGCGGCATGGGTCTGGCTGCGCAGGGTGGAGACGGAAACGCCAAGGGCATTGGCTGCGCGCTTGTCCTCGCCGTGTTCGATGACGGCCTGCACGGCGCGGCGCTCGGCTGGGGTGAGGTTGGCCGGGAAGGCGGCGTGCTCGCGTGGGGCGGTCAAAGCTTTGCCTCCGGGTTTGCGCGGTCCCTGCGCCAGGCGTGGTGCACCTCGTCGACGGTGACGCCGGCTTGCTCTGCGGCCATGCGCAGCTTGCGGCCGCGCTCACCCTTGCGCAGGAAGATGCGGGCCAGGCCGCGGGCGACGCAGCCCTTGCAGCCGTTGGCGAACTGGTGCGACTCGGTCGTCGCGGCTTCGGTGCAGGCGGGGCAGGTCAAAACGCGGCCTCCTCTTCGGCCTCTGGCAGCAGCGCGGCCTGCGTGGGCTGGCTGGTCTGCAGCGGCGTGATGGTGATGACGACCCGGGCGCCGTGCTCGTCGGGCTCCATGCGCTCGGCCTGGTAGCGGAACACGCGCTTGTCGTCCTCGAAGGCCAGGCCGTTGAGCGCGTCCATCAGCACCTTCTCGGCGTTGGTCAGGTCGATGCACTGCACCGTGTCGTCCCACGCCGCGCCGTGCTGGCGCTGGCGCTTCTGCCAGTCCAGCGGCCGGTGCGGGTAGAGCTGCAGCGTGACGGCGACACGGCCAGCGATGGGCCGCGAGATGCCGGCAGCGAAGCACAGGCCGGCCACGGTCTTGCGGTAGTCCTTGGCCTCGGTCGTGACGTAGGTGAGCGGCATGGGCTTGCCGTTGACCTTGGCCACGCGCGAGGCCCAGTAGCGGTTCGCGCTGATCGGGTAAGGGAGCGTCAGCCGGATCACGACAGCCCCCACCACACCAGCGCCCCGACCACGCCCACCACCAGCGCCAAGTACAGCCGCCAGAACTCCGCCTGGCTGATGCACCAGCTGCGATGCCGGCTCTTCGCCTCACCACGGCACGCGCAGACGCGTCCCTGCCCCTCCATGCAGCCGGCGCACCGGCCCTCGGAAAGCGCGCGCGGGCGCGCGGGATCGGTGCGGGTCAGGACGGTGCTCATGCTGCGCTCCTCTGCGTTGCAGCCCGGTACAGATCGACCAGGGCCGCGGTGGTGTTGACGCCCGCCTTGCGCCTGGCATCGCGCAGGTAGGTCTCGGCGGTGTGGAAGGCCACGCCAGCGGCTGCAGCGGCTTCGCGGACGGTTCCCTGCGTCTCGATGAAGGCCAGCAGGACGCGGCGTTGCTTGGGCTCCAGGTTGTCCGGGAAGACGGACGGCGGCTTTGGCACGGCCTTGGCCTGCGACGGCCTGGGGCTGCGAGGCAGCTGCGCACGCGGCACGCCCTCCTGGATCAGCCGGCGGGCGATGTGCTTGGCGTGCTCGTAGCCGCAGCCGAACTTCACCTGGATGTCCGGGCGCGTCAGCATCTCGTCCGGGTTGTCGCGGAAGAACCGAAACGCGCGAGCCAGCGCGGTCTCGCGCTCGTCCTCCAGAGCGGCGGAAGCCGCGATGGTCACGCTTCGGATGTCACGCTCTTGTGTCACGCCCCGTGACATCGTTGACCGTGACACGTCACGCCCACTGTCACGCTTCACCTGTATTACTTCCTCCCCCTTACGG